TATGGTGGATACAGGATGTGAAACTAAGTGTGGTGTCATGTGTTGATTATGAGAACCAAGTTCTTTCTTTTCTTTTGATGTCATGGTTCTCATCGAATATTCATAAAGAGGATTTATTGCAGTTTTGTGTTCTGTATAATTGTTTTTTCCTGATAAAGTCTTTTTACTACTATTAACAGGTGAAAGAATATTTTGTATTATTGGATTACTATGTTCCTTGACAAACATTTTCTTTTCGACATCATAGTGTCCAATTGGAGTAGTTTTTTCTGGTGCAAAATGATAACCTAAGGCTTTGTTATTAGGGTGTAATTCATAATATGAATGGCCTGTCTCATCCCATCTAAACATACTTGATTCATTATTATCATGAGATACACTATTGTTTAAGTCTAGCCAAGTGGCTAATGACATCCCTTGCCCGCCAACATTTTGATACATTTTCGACCAAAAAAGTGCCGGTCCGTATCTATAGCCTTGTC